CCTAGAACAGGAACATTCATCAGCGCAAATGCTCCTCGGTGGTTAGGACAAATTTGGTCAGGAGGATAATATATGTCAGACATGGATAGATATACAGGTTTAAACAGAATCAGTAAAGGTGTTCCGGGTAGATTTGACCGTGACAATGTTGACGGCATGCGTAATCTCAATGGTCTTTTTCTAGCTAGAGTAGTAGGTGTTCAAGATGACACATATCAAGGACATGTAACAGTTGAACTTGTTGGTCATCAAACAGTTAACAACAGAGGCAGCAAACAAAGTTTACACAGAATACGTAGAACTAGTCCGTTTGGCGGAAACATGCAAGGAGCAGACCATACTTTATCATATGGTATGAGTAGTCATCCTCCAGCACCTGGAACAGAAGTTTTAGTTGGTTTTACAGGCAGAGAGCAAGAAGGTTTTATGGTAGGTATTTTACCTGATGCTACTAGAAATTCTTCTGTTCCTGGATTGCCTGCTAGTGAAGTGCAAGGAGAAAATGGAACTGTCTTAGGCGTAACAACAGATACTTCTGTTTTCGAGTCACAGCAAGGAAATCAGCGAACTAGACATCCTCTTGCTAATGGAATAGCACAACAAGGTTTAGGATTAGACCCTATTAGAGGTATTGGTAGTAGCGGGTCACGCCGTGAAAGTCCTAGCAATATGATGGGATTTAATAGTCCTGGTGGTCATAGTTTTGTTTTAGACGACGGAACTGTAAGTAGTGGGGCAGCATTAAACCCTGATCCTAATAGAGAGGCTGGGAAAAATAACTTAGTAAGATTGCGTACAGGAAGCGGCGCTCAGATTTTAATGAATGATAGTGCAGGTATTGTTTATATTATTAATCAATCAGGCACTAGCTGGATACAAATGAGCGATGATGGAAACATTGACATTTATAGCGAAAACAATATTAGCTTACACGCAACTAATGATTTTAACTTATACTGTGGCGGCGATTTTAATTTAGATGCAGACAGTATAAACATCAAAGCTAGAGGCAGCGATGGAATTAAAATGGAAACAGCTACAGGTGAGTTTAATGTACACAGCAACAAAGATATAAAACTTACAACTGATCTAAACATGCATTTAAAAGCAGCTGGCAATAGTAGGCAAACTGCTAAATTGATTGACTTGAACGGTCCTGAAGCAACTGAAGCATCTAAGCCAACTTCTAGTAATTTGTCTGTTAATAGAACAGTTAAAGAAAGCATCAACGGCAGAGTACCAGAACATGAACCATGGGGAGGTCACGCAGAAGCTGAAAGTTCATTGGCAGCACAAGCGCCAAGTAGATTTGCACCTAATGCTAAAGATTATGATACTGGAAACATACAAGCAAATCAAGGACCTGCTGGTGGCGGACGACAAACAGATAGCGCAGATATTGCACAGTCAGCTAGAGAAACAGGAGTTGGTAGAGAAACACTAACTCCAACAGGTGACATAAATCCAAGAACAGGACGACCATTCTAATGTTAACAGAAGTACCTAGATTTTTTCAAACTGTATGGACTGATTTTAGTATCAAAGATCAAACAATTTATGATACTAAAATAGATATTGGTGATGTGAGTTATAGTGACAATGTTAGAGACGTAGCACTTAACTTTCATAGATATAATGCTTATAATAAATCGGGGTATGGAGAAAGTACGTTCGATAGAGGCGTAACTGAACAAGAAGCATATGATAACTGGATACAAACATTTAATGTTCAAAATAGAATAGTATTAAAAGCACTAATAGCAGTAGGTGTTTTAAAAATAAGTCAGAATGTATATGATGCTTTTGTTTTATTAAATTGGACAACAGGAAAAACTCTAACAGTACAAGCAAGTGAAGGCATATATGATTTGAAACCTGCACTGCTAGACGATGATACTACTACACTTGCAAATATGATTAACAGAAGTACTATCAACAAACAAAAGTGTAATAGAGTTGCAAATATTTTACGCTTGGTAGATTATGGAAAACCTAAAAACAGAAGCTGGCTCAGAACAAACGGCATTTATGAAATGCGAACAAAAAATGAATTGGGTGAGCTAACATCTGATCAGTTACGAGCAGCAAGATTTGCATATTACGCAGAAACACTAGACTTTTTACCGTTTACACCAGAAGGAATAAAAAGAGACATTGCTTCTAAATATAAAGAAACGTTGATCCAACAAACATTTACCTATGATGGCAATAATAATACATTTGAATTATTTCAAACACCTAGTATGATGCCTGTAGAAAAACTATCTGTATATGTCAATAATGAATTTATTCAGCATTATTATGACTATACACTAAGTGGACAAGTGTTAACAATAACAAAAACCATTAACATAAACGACATTATCAAAACTACTATTAAAATATAAACTGAGTAGTTAATTTCGCTATAAATAGTAGTATGGCAACATATATTGGATATAGTAGTATTGGTAGTGTAATAGGAAGCAAAATCCTTACAGATGCGGATTTAGCTAAACGTGATCTTATGAATCACTTTTACACCAGAAAAGGCGAACGTGTACAAAACCCACAGTTTGGTAGCATCTTACCAGAACTGGTTTTTGAACCTTTAGATTATACAACAGAGCGAGCAGCATTAGACGATGTAACTCGTATTATTAAAAGTGATCCTAGATGGATTGAAGAAGAAACACTTTTGTCAAAACCAGACGATCATACATTGACAATAAGAGTTAGATTAAGATACAAAGATACTGGCACAGCAGAAGAATTGTATCTAACATTTACAGGCGAGACAGAATAATGGCACAAGGCGCAAGACAAAGCAGTTTGTTTGCTGCGGAAGATTTTAGCGTAGTATACGAAAGTTTCAGTGAGGCTAATTTTCAAGCATATGACTATGAAACTATCAGAAATACTATGGTTGAATACATTAACAATAACTATCCAGAAAATTTCAATGACTGGATTAGTTCAAGTGAATTTGTAAGTTTAGTAGAACTTATGGCCTTTTTGGGTCATAACTTAGCATTTAGAGCGGATTTAGCTAGCAGAGAAAATTACCTAAGTACAGCAGAACGCAGAGAAAGCGCCTTGCGTATTGCTGAATTTTTAGGTTACACGCCTACAAGAAATATTATTGCTAGCGGCTATTTAAAAGTTGAAAGTGTTCGTACTTCTGAGCACGTATATGATGTAGATGGCAATAGTCTTGCAAACCAAACTGTGCAATTTGAAGATGTCACTGATCCTGACACTTATCAAAACTTTATTACAATTATGAATGCTATTTTTCAAAGCAGTAGTAGGTTTGGATCTCCTTATGCTAAATTTACTAAGAACGGCATTCAAAACGAAATATACAGAACTAGTAGTGTAAACAATACTAACAGTCAAACATTTACAGGAAACGTAAACGGAAGAAGTGCAAGTTTCAGTTTGCATAGTGTTTCCTACAATTCGACTACAAACACACTAATTGAAAAAAATCCTAACCCGTACGGCGTTATTGATATGCTTTACCGCAATGATAACAGTGGGTTTAGTAGTCCTAACACAGGATTCTTTTTAGGATTTAAACAAGGCACACTTGATTATAAAGATTACAATATTACTAACGGATTGCCTAACATGGTAATCGATGTTAATGTTAATAACATTGCCAATGGAAACATCTGGGTGCAGACAATCGACGAAGCAGGACAAGTTATTAAAACTTGGACTAGAGTTGATAGACTATTCGGAATGAACAGTATTTTTAACTCAGCTCAAAACAACATCAGAGACATTTATACAATCAGTAGTAGAGAAAATGATCAAGCAAGTATTGTGTTCAGCGATGGACAATTTGGCAATATACCACGTGGAATTATTCGTGTATGGTACCGCACAGGTTTAAATCAAAATTATACATTAAACCCTGACAGCTTTAGCGGAACACAATATAGTTTCACATACACTGGCGCAGATGGAAACACATATAATGCATTATTTTCATTAAAGTTAAGAAGTAATGTAACAAATGCTAGTGCAAGAGAAAGTATTGAAAGTATCAAAGCTAACGCAGGACGCTTTTTTGCTACACAGGATCGTATGGTCACCGCAGATGACTACAGTTTGTTTCCTTTAACAGTTAGTGAAAACATTCGTAAAATTAAAAGCATTAACCGTGTACACAGTGGCCATAGTAGATTCCGTGATTTATACGATCCTACTGCAACTTATAGTGACGCTACTAATTACTTAGATGACGGTTATATGTACGAACAAAACGAAACAACACGTAACTTAGTAAGTCTACCAACAAATCTAAATAGTGAACAAATATATCAAAGATATATAAAGCCGTTACTTAATAATCCAGAAGTTAAAAACTTTTATTACAATAGACACAACTATGTTGCAGGTAAAATGAATGGAAAACTTCACTATAGCGATACTACACAAGCAATTACATATTGGACAGCAGATGGCAGTGCAACAGGTTGCTTCCGTTGGAACCAAGTTAATAAAAGTTCAAATAGCTGCACAGGATACATTACTTACAACAGTATTGTTCAACGTTTAGGTACAACAGCAACTAATAGTTTACACAAAGCAGAAATAAATGGATTAGTAGAATTTATAACTGCTCCTTACAAATTAGGATATATTAAAACAATTGCAGTTACTGACGGTGGTAGCGGTTATACTGGTACGCCTACTGTTACCATTGGCGGAGTTGGAACTGGCGCAACGGCAATTGCAAACGTTAACGCAGGTGTTGTTGTTAGTGTTACTATCACTGACAGTGGTGAAAATTATAACGATGCAACTAGTGTTACAATTACGGGTGGCGGCGGATCAGGCGCTACTGCATCTGTAACAGTTGCTAGTGCAGACACACAGTGGGTTAGAGTTATAAATCTATACAAAGATGGTCTTGGAAAAGATGATGCAACAGGCACACCAAACGGCATTGACCCAACAGGTAAAGGTGCAGTTGTGATCAACGGTGTTATACCAAGCGGGGCTAGAATCAAACGTATTGTTCCAAGTTGGAACTATGACTTATCTGAATCTGTAAAAGCTGATGTATTAGCAAAGATACTTAATAGAAACAGTTTTGGATTGAGATATAACGCAGCAAGCCAACAGTGGATGTTGATTGAAAGTGCAAATCTTCCAAGTAATACAGCAACTACTAACGATGTTAGTGTGTGGACTAGACTGTTTGAAGGTGATACTAGCAGCACAGGACGAGACCAAAGTTGGGTTATTAGAGTTAACTACAACAGTGATAACTGGGAAATATTAACTAGAAAAACACGTTATGTATTTGGAAGTGATAAAACGGTTAGATTTAACAATCTAAACTTTGCTGAAACATTTAGTAGCGAAACACTAAAGCCGCACAAAGATAGTATTACAATTTTAGATATAAACACACAAAATTCAACTACTAAAGTGCCGTTAGGTAAAAACTATAAGTTCAACACATTTGGATATTTCACTTATGCAGATGGATATACAGATCCGCACAAAGTTCGTGTCACACTTGCAGATCCAGACAATGACGGATTTCCAAATGATCCAGAAGCATTCTTAAAAGTTATTTCACAAGATACTATTAAACTTGGAACTGTTACTGAATATGGATATAAGTTTGAAGTACAAGATAATGCAAACGGGTTAACCATTGTTAACGGTAGAGGCAACCTAAGATCCAAATATGAAAGAATTGCAGATATTAATCAAGTAATTGATCCTGCAACAACTAATATT